GAACCTCATTTGGTCTTGTGCTTTAGCACCAGAGTTGAATACGAAGTTAGAGCCGTCGTGCATTAAATACTTCGCAGTAGGCATTGCAAATCTCTTATGACCTGCAAGTCCGATTAAGAAGCCCATATCATACTCGCCCAAACTTCTTTATCAAACCAATCAATCTCGTGGGTTTTAGGATAGGGTTTGTTCAAATATCTACAAGCGTCCCTAATTACTTGCACAGTCTTTAAAACAAGGAAGTCGTACTTTGCAAGACCAGTAAAGTCGTGCACATTCTCCATATCCAACATCAAGCAGACATCATCGTCTTTATCAAAAGTACCGAAGTTATCGGCTAAAGTGATAGGTGCGATAACCATACCTGCTGGGTGAACAGACTGTGAGATTTTAGTATCAAGCAAACCGTCGTAGTAGTAGAAGATTTCAGGATATTTAGCCTTTGTCTTCTCGGGGTCTGCCGCGAATTCCTTTTTAATCTTTTTTATTGCTTCGATAGACCAAGGATTGTTCTTTTCGTTAGGGTGTGCCTTTGCCCACTGTAACGATAAGTGTCTACCAACTTCGTCGGCTACGCCTTTGTCTTGGATTGTTCCAAACGAAGCAACTCGTGCGGTTTTCTCTTTTCCAAATCGTCCTGTGATGTGTTTGAAAATTGCAGGTCTGTCGGAGTCAACACAGTCAATATCAATATCGCCGATTTCCTGTCTATCTTCGTTACAGAAACGAGAGAACACCGTGTGCCAAGTCTCTGGGTTGAGGTCAATAATATCTGCTATGTACGCAATTCTTGAACCGCCAACAGAACCTCTGGCTGTACCGATTGCCATTCCTTGTTCTTTACACCAACTAATGAGTTCGGACATTGAGAGCATAAATCCGTCCATTTCCAACTTCTTATAAACTCTCATTTCTTCGTCAATAGCCTTGCGGAAGGCATCCCTCTGGTACTCAGGGATAATACCTTGTTCGAGCTTCTCTTTAAACTTTCTTTCAACAGTTTCTGTAAACTTCTGTGAGTCAGCTTCTCGAGAACCGTACAAGATAGGATACTTAATCGAGGTATCAAGCTCGATTTCTTCTGTCATATCGTAAAGAAGATTTGTATTGTCGATTGCAGACATATAATCTTCTTCACTTAAAGCCCCTTGAACTCTAAACATTTCGACTAACTCGTCGTATGTTTTGTATGTAAGGTCAAAAGCGTCTTCGTCACCATAAGATTTGTGCTTTGCTGATAACAACACAGCTCTGCACTCGGCTTTATATGGTGTTGAACTGTGGGTATCAGTACCCGCAATCAACGGAGTTCCAATCTTCTTGGATAAAGCCAAAAGTCGCTTATTGAACTCAATTTGTTCAGGGTGGTTATGTGCTTGAACTTCAAGGAAGTCATATTTTTGAGCCAACTCCATATATCTCGGGTGGGAGTCTGGCAATTTATTTAACGGAGAAGCAAGACAAGCACTTGTTGAAATAATGTTGTTAGACATATTCAAGAATTCATCAAACGAAATTCTGTTTGTGTAATAGAAGTGCTCTTCATCACACGATTTACTTACTAAAGCATTTAATTCTCGAATACCGTCTAAATTCCTTGCCATCAATACAGTGTGGTAGTTATCACGGACTTTTTCATCAAGACTTTCTGTGAGATAGATTTCCACAGAGTGAATATATCTGAGACCTGCTTTCTTACAGGCGTCCCATTTCTCAGTCCAATTTAGAGGTTTGCCGTGTTCAGAGATTGAAAGGGCTTTAGCACCGTTTTGAACTGATAGTTCTACATAATCTTGATACTTCGTGCAACTATCCAACAAACTGTAGTCGGAATGGCAGTGATATAAGACATAACTCCTTATTTACACCGCCTCCTTTGGAGCAAACTCGCCGAGGAATTTATCTAAAGTTCGATTTTTCTTAGCAGACAATTCTTCTTCAAGAATTGCGTCTTTTACAGACGGCATCACATCATAGTTAATAACGTGCGGGTTATATGCAACCCAAGGATTATCAAACATATATGTTCGTGCAGTATATCCATCTATGGAGGTACTGGTGGTTACATACCTATCAAGCGTGGCTTCGGCTTGCCTAATTGCATCACCCAATACGCCCTCAGCATAAACCGTTCCATTTCTACTGGGAGTGCCAGATAGGTCAAACAGTCGCTGTAGCGCAGCATCATAGTCTTCCCAAGTTGCCGTGGCTGTAATTTCCGCATCGTTATCAAGTCTGACCACCGGTTCTGTATTAAAAGCCGCTGCCTCAATACCATCTTGTGTAAAAGTGATACCGTTCACATCAAGCACCGTACCATTAAGATTGATTTGACCGTCTCCGAGCGTCACGCGTTGCGCTACCGTATTTCTATCTCTATCAGGCATTTAATTCACTCCTTTGAAACTGTGATAAGAAATCTTCGAGCTCTTCCGAGCTTTCAAAATCCGTGTGAGCATCCCGAGGTATATCAATGCCTTTCTGAAGAACCTTGATATTTTCACCCCATCCATCACATTCGATATTGTAATTTGAGGTATATTCAGCATAATCAACTGAACGAGTAATTTGCCGAATATTTCTCATTGGTAATAAAACAAATTTGTCATCACACTCCAAAATCAAAGTGGCGTGTTTTAAATCATCCAATGTGATATTATTTGTGTCATTAGGCATACTCGTTCTTCACCTCTGTATCGATATATTTCCACACATATCCAGATGCGTGTTTCACTTTGCCTCTGCAACAGGCACATATATTACCTGTATATCCGCCAATTTCTTTCACGGCATCTGCTACCGATGGAAATACTTTTATTAAGACATTATCATCGTTATACATACCTACTTGGCGCACATTATGAGGACGAATACCAGTTTTAATGCCTTTATTCCAAGTAGTACGCCCTTTGTGACTTTCAGAGATTTTACGAATGGTTGCTTCGCTGTGCTTTTTACCATACATAGGATGTTTTTCTCCAGCGGTTTTACCTTTTCGGTTTTGTGAAACCTTCGCCTTGGTCTCGTCAGACATTGTTTTTCCTTTATTCCAAGGAGTTGCACCGTACATTCCGTTCTGAGTCCCTGAATTTTTCTCAGAAATTTTCTGACGTGTTTCTTCCGTAAAAACACGACCCATTCGACTTTGCGACATCTTCTGTTTTGTCTCTGCGGTGTGCAGATAACCAACAGTACCGTCTCCGCCATTTGTTTGGTTGTATCCATATTTAGGATTTGTTAAATTGAACTTTGCAATATATTCTTGCTCAATACAATTCGCTTCATCTCGGGAGAGACCATCTTGAATAATCAAGTGCTCAAATCCGTCCCAACCATATTTGGAAATTGCGCTTTGAAAATGAGCGTTGTGCAGATATCCGTTACCATCACGCCACCTATACTCAGGCTTTTGGCAAGTGATACCGCAATATTGTTTGCCATTCATTTTGTTTTTGTGTATATAGACACAATATTTATCATTCATTTCATCACCTATACCTTAGTCGTTGTTCGTATAATGTTTGAAAAACCTCACTGCCCTTATCAACAGGGGCATCCTTTTCTTCAAGCAAATCAGCTCTGTCCCACAAATACTCAACTTCTACATAATTTTTTAGAATTTGAATATTATGGTCGTCACGAATACGCACATCTTTATCTAAGGCAAAAACAACTCGGCATCCTAATTTTGCAAGAATTTTTAATTGATTTGGCGATAAATGACTTGTAAGCAAGGCACCCGTGTTTTTGATACCCCAACTATCTGCTAATAAAACTGATTTACAACCCTCAAACAGTATCACTTCTTTCTTGTCGAGAATATACTGCATATTTTCAAAGAGTCCATAAACTATATTCATACTACCCCAAGGGTGAAAATAGGTGTATTTTCGCAGTTTTTTCTCTTTCCATTTAGGGTCGAGCGTTCTGCCACCTATATTTACGATTGCACCGTCGATATTTCGTATTGGATAAACCAATCTGTCTGAAAAACCGTCGTAGTAAACCTGAAATCTCTCCAAAGATGCTTTGGAAATACCTTCTTGTTCCCAAACAGCAAGTTTATCTGGGCGATTTTCATATCGTTCCATATAATCCTCGCTTAAAACGGTCGTGGTAGACTGTTTTTGGCGTCGTTTAGGTGTCGCAAACTTCTTACAAGTCATCGTTGCCGACATTTTTTGTCTTGGAGCCTGCATTTCACCATCAAAACCAGCGAATTTCTTTAAAATATCAATGGCTTCTCGCGCTGAACAGTTGTTATAGTGTTTTACAAAGGTAAAAACATTACCACCGATGCCAGAACTATAGTCGTAGAATACCGGCGGGTCTTCTCGAACGGAGAAAGACGGCGTGTTTTCCTCTTTGAAACAACTCAAGCCCCACCACTCGTTATTTTTCTCTTCCAAATCAACGAATTGAGAGATATATTCGACTATATCAATAGACTGGATTAAATCTTCGAGCTCCACGCCGTCAACTCCTTTCAGATTATATTATTATCTTGATATATTAAAACGGAGATTGAGGAATATGTTGCTTGGCTTCCTCATAAGAAATCAGGTTTCCGTTAAAACTAAGGTCTATGTATTCTCCTTGAGCCATTTGTGCACCGTTTCGGTTCAAAATAACCCTAAGTTTCTTATTCCCACACTCAGCACCGTCGGCTTCAATTTCCTCTGGTGTTTTATCAGAAATAAGAGCGATTGTACTTGCGTTTCTACCGATTTTTGCGGAGTCTGCAACTTTACCGTTGATGGTAGCCTGTGCAGCACCTATTCCGCAGATACCCATATCACCGCAAATCTGGTTTTTAACCAAATCTACAAATCGACCAAGTTCTTGGTAACTATCAAAAGCATCGCCGTCTGAAGAACCCTTGAAATAGTCCACGATTAACACATCTAAACCCTGTGTATGCTTAACTTTCTTAACAGCAGTGTAAATACTCTGTTGGTCGAACATTGGTATATAGATGTGAGTGAATTTTCTTGTCTTCATCCATTCACGAGCTTCTGTGATACGCTTTGCTTCTTCCTCGGTGTAAGTACCTGCGGTTAATCGCTTGTACTCAACACCAGATATATGAGAAAGCACACGAGCAGTGAATAATCTTGTGTTTAACTCACTATCCAAATACAAAACCGAGAGGTCTCGCTTAAGTAAGTCAATCGCACAGTTAAGCAACATCATCGACTTACCTTGTTTTGCTTCGGCGGCGAAGATGAAAAGTTCGCCCGGCTCGATTGTGGCAAATTCATTTAAGGTTGGAAACTTAAATGGAATACCAGCGTATCCATTTCCTTGCCTCGACTGGATTTCCGCCCAACATTTATCGATTACATCTTTATACTGGGGGATATCCTCGGTTGTCGCGAACTCTGTCATTACATCATCAATCGTGTTGTAAATCTTTTGTTCAATATTGGCTTCGGAACGGTTATAACATAATGCCTGACAATCTTGTAATCTCTTGAAAGTATCACGCCTAAACGCAGCATCCATTACATTGTTTACCAAGACCTTATATTCCTCAACGGAATGTCTCACAAGCGTATCGCTCATATCCATAAGTTCTTGGAGTTTATCAACGGATAACTCTTCTGCGTATCTGCGTGTTGCTTCCGAAGAATTCAGAACCTCTATGATATTATACGGGTCAACCGTAGTAATCTCTTTCTTGGCAATCTCACAAATTGCCACATAAACGCACCTATTATCTTTCTTTGTGAAATGATTAGGTAATAAGCGTTCAGAGTAGAAAGTCCATTCTGGGTGGTGAATTAACGAAGCAATAATACCAGACTCACTGTCGAGGCTTGTGATATCGTCAGCTCTCATCATCTATTCCACACCCTTTCTTCGTAAGCTTCAATATCGTATATGCAGTCCTCACTGACTCCACATATGTATCGACAGGCAAAGAAATCCTGATTAGGTAAAAAATCCGCATCGTTGGAAATTTCCTCAATCCTGTCTTTAGCCCATTGTATTGCACTGTTATAGGCTTCTATATTAAACGGTTCTCTGATAAGAGTTCCGGTTCGGAAACAGTTAAAACATAACTCCTTTGGATATTTACCATATTTCTGATAAACCGCAGCGGAGTAGATGTATAACTGCTTGAGCATTTCGTCAAGCTCTCGGTCTTTAACCGTAGGCTTGGCTCGTTTGCTACGGGGTTTTAAGTCTCTGGATTTGTTATCGACAATGATATATTCACCGTCTTCCTCTCCAAGAAAATCTATAAAACCAACAAACGGAATTCCGTCTATATCAAACTCAACCTTGTTCTCAACAGAAATCATCTTAAAGGGCAGAGGTTTAAAGTTTCGTAGGTATTCAGAACCTTGCTCGATATATTTTTGAACCGTTGTTTCTTTAGGACGGATGCCTTTAACCTCGTCAGAAAATTTGAGTAAAAATTCTGACAGCATACCGTCTTTTGTAAGTTCGCCACTGTAGTAACGCTCAAGTATCTTGTGCATAAAGCTACCGTAGCTGGCGTAGAACTTATCCGTCTCTTTATAGCGTTTGATATATCTCAAAAACCAACGATACGGACAATCACCGTATGAGTCAAGACGAGAGAAACTCCACACCATATCTGCTATAAGTGGTTTGTAACTAATTTCTCCCA